GAGTCTGGGAAAGATATGCCCTCTGACCTATTTAATGTGTTCGCAGGAAACCGAACCAAAATAACGCGTGCATAAAGGAGGAAAAACTATGTCGCAAGAACAAATAATCAAGAACAAAGAACCAAAAACCAATTCTGCAGTTACTGAAAAAGTTACTGCAGGTGCATTATCTGTCAACATGTTTGAAGCTGATGCAAATCAAGGTGTGGAAAATCTAACTCATGAAGATTTAGCATTACCATTCCTAAAAATACTCGGACAATTATCTCCAGAAGTTAATAAAAGAGATGGTAAATATGTTCAAGGCGCTGAAGCCGGAATGATTTACAACTCTGTAACTGGTGAATTGTTTGATGGTGAAAAAGGAATCGAAGTTATTCCTTGTCATTACAAATTAGAATATATTGAATGGCAAGATAGAGGCGAAGGTTCCGGAGCACCCGTTGCTATTCACTCATCTTCTAGTGATATCATGACTAAGACTACGAGAGGTGCAGACTATAAAGATAGATTACCTAATGGTAATTATATTGAAAAGACTGCAAGTCATTTTGTAGTAGTCAATAGTAATACACCTTCAACTGCTTTAATTGCCATGAAATCGACGCAATTAAAGATTAGTAGAAAGTGGAATAGTATGATGGCTAGTATAAAGATGAAAGGAAAGAACGGAATGTTTACTCCAGCTTTCTTTAGTCATACATATAAGTTGAGAACAACTCAACAATCAAATGACAAAGGTACATGGTTTGGTTGGGAAGTTAGCAAAATTGGTCCAGTGCAGGATGCTGCATTATATCAACAAGCTAAGTCTTTTGCTGATAGTGTATCAAAAGGAGATGTGAAAGTTAAACATGGCGAATCAAATGATTCTGCTAAAGGTGAAGCTTCACACTTCTAAGTTATTTAATGTGTGGGCGAGCAATCGCCCACATCAAACTAGAGACAGTTTATGGATAATAAAGAAAGAAAATTTATAGAAGCATTTACAGGTTTACAAAGAAACTTTGGTACAGCTGATTTATCAAGGTTATCAATTGATCCTAGTACAGGTAAAGCAAAACCAGTTTATGGTTGGGCTCATAGAGAAATTACAGATAGAGATTATTTAAATCATTTATTAGGAAAACAATCTATAGGTATTCAACCTTGTGATGATAGAGGAATGGCAAGGTTTGGTGCTATTGATATAGATGATAAGCAACATAGTTATTCAAACTTTCCATATAAAAAATATTTAGACATCATTGCAGAACATAATTTACCATTAGTTCCAGTTAGATCTAAAAGTGGTGGTATGCATTTATATTTATTTGTTAAAGAACCAATTAGAGCAGTTGCAATTAGAAATTTTTTAGAAGGATTATTATTTACATTAAAACTTCCAACTAACATTGAAATATATCCAAAACAAACTGAATTAGGTAAAGATGCTGAAGGTAATTGGAATATGGGTCAGTATATTAATCTACCTTATTATAAAAAAACAGAAAGAGTTGGATTTAATTTAGATGGCACTAGATTTACTTTTGATCAATTTATAGATGTAGTAGAAGCAAATACATATAGTGCAGATGATTTAGAACAATTTAATTTAGATCATACTAAAAAAATATTAAATGGTGGTGGAGAAGAATTTCATGATGGACCACCATGTCTTGCAATATTAACTAAAGATAAATTAACAGATGGCAGAGATAGATTCTTATACAACTATATGGTCTTTGCTAAAAAGAAATATCCAGATGATTGGGAGAAAATGGTTATTGCTGCACCAGGTAAATACTTTGAACCTGGAACAAACGGAGTTATCGATTGGACAGAAGAAAAAACTAAAAAGAAATTAAAATCTTGGGCTAGAGAAACTAAAGGACATACTTGTAATGAAGATCCAATACAACCAGTATGTATGAAAGCAGAATGTAGGAGAAGAGCTTTTGGATATTTATCAGATAAGAAAAGAATCTTTCCAGCATTATCTGGATTACAAAAAATAACTTATAAAGAACCACAATATGTATTTAATGTTACATTACCTGATGGACAAACTACAAAAGAAGTTAGAGCAAAGAATATAAAACAAATTATTGAACTGGATAATATTAGAGCAATCATTGGTGCAGCAGCTGATATGGTTCCACCAAAAATAAAACAAAATGAATTTCAAGATATATTAGATAATTTATTTCCACCTAAGTTAACAACACCTCCACCAAAAGGTACAAGTGATGATGACTTATTAGAAGAATATTTAGGTAAATATTTGAATGGACCTAAAGCAGGAACTTATGCAGCATTTAAAACCGGTGCAGTATTAATAGAAGATCAACATGCATATTTTGTTTTTGCAAGTTTTTATAATTCTTTAAAAAATAAAGAATGGAAAGAGAATAGAGGTAAGACTGCAGAGGAAATGAAAAGATTATTTAATGCAGAGTTCGGTGTTAATAAAAGATTTCCAAAAAAAGATAGAGAAGATAAGTCACATAATCCAATAGCAGTAACCAAAGTATCTTTAGATAAATTTCCTGAGTTATTAGAAGATGGAAAAGAACCTGAACAGGTTATTAAAAATAATGTAAGAGGAGAAAATTTCTAATGATTAAAAAGATATTTGGTCCTCCAGGTACAGGTAAAACATATACACTATTAGAAAAAGTTGATGAGTATATTAAAAAAGGAACTGATTTAAATAAGATAGGTTATTTTGCATTTACTAGAAAAGCAGCTAATGAAGCTAGAGATAGAATGTTAGAAAAGAATCCTGGACTAGATAAAAAAGATTTAAGATATTTTCAAACTTTACATTCGTTTGCTTTTCATACTTTAGGTATGAGTGAAGAAAATGTAATGCAACCCGTGCATTATGAACAGATAGGTAAAGAATTAAATTTAAGAGTCACGGATTCAGGTGATGAATCTGGTTATTTAAATTTTAATAGTGAATACTTTAGGTTAATTAATAAAGCTAGAGTTAAGGGTATATCTGTTGAAGATGAATTTAATACTAATGAATGGAGTGATGAAGTTGATTATGAAACATTAGGTCATATTTATTTAAACTATAATCATTTCAAAGGTGATTCATTATATGATTTTAATGATATGATCACTAAGTTTGTAAATGAAAAAGAAAAATGTAAAGAGTTTGATGTTATATTTATAGATGAAGCTCAAGATTTATCTCCAATACAATGGATGATGTTTGATGTATTAAAAGAAAAATCAAAAGATATTTATTTAGCAGGTGATGATGACCAGGCTATTTTTGCCTGGGCTGGCGCTGATGTAGAAAGATTTTTAAGTGAACCTGCAGAAGAAGAGGTGTTAAGATATTCAAATCGTATACCACCAGCAGTACAAGATTTAACCAATGTTATATTAGAAAGAATATCAAATAGAAAACAAAAAGATTATTTTCCAAAAAAAGATGTGGAGGGATCTGTTCAACATATATTTGATATGGATCATATTGATTTGACTCAAGGTGATTGGTTAATTTTAACTAGAACAACTTATAGATCTGATGAAATATCAAAACAATTAAGAACAAATAATTTATATTTTAAAAATAGATTTGGTAAAAGTTATAATACCAGGCTTTATAGATCTATATTAAATTTTAATGTATTATGTAAAGGTGCAGCATTATCTTCAGCTGATGCAAAAGAATTAGCAGAGTATATAATAAGAGCTCCACAATTTAAAGACACACAAGCTTTATATAAATTAAATGATTTTGGATATCATAAAGATGATATTTGGTACAATGTATTTACTAAAGCAGACCAGGATGAATGTTTTTATATTAGAACAATGTTATCTAATGGTGAAAAATTATCACAGGAACCTAGAATAGAAGTATCAACTATTCATGCAGCAAAAGGTGGTGAATGTGAAAATGTAATTGTTGTTTTAGATAATGCTAAAAAAATAAGAGATTCAATTGAAAATAATATTAGTAAAGCTGATGAAGAACATAGAGTTTGGTATGTTGGCATCACAAGAACTAAAAACAGTTTATACTTATTAAAACCAAAGAAGGAGCGTTATGGCTATTCTTTGTGATTTTAAACCGGTCGGGATAGAGGGAATGTCTCAATGGAGAGTGGCAGCTTCATGCTCTAACGAGCGACGTTGGTTCGGGGCCTCGAAGTCCCAAATTTTTATCATCCCTGTTAAATCAACAACTGCCACAACAACTATAAAGGAAAACTATGACAAATAAAAAAATGTTTGAGGATATATTTCCACAAGATAAACAGATAGGTGGGAGTCACTATAAAGACTTTACCATTCAACCCTATGAATTTATTTCTAAGAACAACTTGAGTTTTTTTCAAGGGAATGTTATTAAATATGTGTGTCGTTATTTAAATAAAAATGGCATAGAAGATTTAGAAAAAATAATTCATTATTGTGAATTAGAAAAAAAGAAATTGAAAGATACCGATGACAAAAGAAAAAGGTAGACAATGGGATGGTAAGTCAAGACCATCAGATGAAACATATCGTAAACGTTGGGAAGAAATTTTTGGAAAGAAAAAAGAACCTAAAGATGTTGGTGACAGAATAGAAGAAGATATTAAAAATATAACTAAGGAAAAAAAATGAAAGTACCTTTATTTGTAGCACAAACAGAATGGATTGAACCAGAAGAGTATCCTGATTTAAGACAGTATGATGAAATAGCAATCGACTTAGAAACCAGAGATCCTGATTTAAAGAAACTGGGTTCAGGTTCTGTAATTGGTAATGGTGAAGTTGTAGGTATTGCAGTTGCTGTACCAGGACGAAAATTTTATTTTCCCATTGCTCACGGATCAGGACCCAACATGGATCGTAAGAAAACTTTAGAATGGTTTAAAGATATTTGTGAATCTTCAGCTATAAAAATCTTTCATAATGCAATGTATGACGTATGTTGGATACGTAATTTAGGTATAAAAATCAATGGTTTAATCGTAGATACGATGATTGCAGCAAGTTTAATTGATGAGAATAGATTTTCATTTACATTAAATTCTTTGTCTTGGGATTATTTAGGTCACGGTAAAAATGAAGCTGCTTTAAATGAAGCTGCTAAAGAAAGAGGATTAGATCCTAAAGCAGATATGTGGCAACTACCGGCACTTCATGTTGGATCATATGCAGAAAAAGATGCTGAACTTACATTAGAGTTATGGCAATGTTTTAAAAAAGAAATTGTTCATCAAGATATAGAATCTATTTTTAATTTGGAAACAGATTTATTTCCATGTCTAGTTGATATGAGATTTAAAGGAGTGAGAGTAGATGCAGAACGGGCTCTATCATTAAAACAAGAATTACAAAGCAAAGAAGAAAGCTTATTGTTAGAAGTAAAAAATCAGACAGGTATTGAGCCTCAGATTTGGGCGGCAAGAAGTATTGCAAAAGTTTTTGATAAACTCGGTTTAGAATATTCAAGAACAGAGAAATCAGACGCACCATCATTTACTAAAAATTTTCTTTCTGAACATAATCATCCTTTAGTAAAGAAAATAGCACAAGCTAGAGAAATTAACAAGGCACATACAACTTTTATAGATACCATTTTAAGATTTGAACATAAAGGACGAATTCATGCTGAGATAAATCAGATCCGTTCTGATGCTGGTGGTACGGTGACAGGAAGATTTAGTTATAACAATCCTAACTTACAGCAACTACCAGCACGGAACAAGGACCTAGGACCACAAATTAGATCTTTATTCTTACCCGAAGAAAACTGTACCTGGGGTTGTTTTGACTATTCACAACAAGAACCTAGATTGGTTGCACATTATGCAGCATTAGAAAAATTTCCATCAGTGTATGATGTGGTGGATGAATATAATGATAATCCAGACACAGACTTCCATCAAACTGTTGCAGATATGGCAGACATACCTAGAAGTCAGGCTAAAACAATCAACTTAGGATTATTTTATGGTATGGGAAAAACAAAATTACAAGCTGAACTAGGTGTAACAAAAGAAAAAGCTGCTGAACTATTTGATCAGTATCATGCTAAAGTACCTTTTGTAAAACAGTTAATGAATAGTGCTTCTAATAGAGCACAAGAACGTGGTCAGATAAGAACTTTACTTGGAAGATTATGTAGGTTTCATCTATGGGAACCGAATATGTTTGGTATGCATAAAGCCATGTCACATGAAGATGCACTCAGGGAACACGGACCAGGGATCAAGAGAGCTTATACTTACAAAGCTCTTAATAAATTAATTCAAGGTAGTGCAGCTGATATGACTAAGAAAGCTATGTTAGATTTATATAAAGAAGGTATTGTTGCTCATATTCAAATTCATGATGAGTTAGATTTATCTGTAGAATCTCAAGAACATGCAAATAAAATTATTGAGATTATGGAAAATGCTGTTAAACTAGAAGTCCCAAATAAAGTTGATTTTGAATCAGGTAAAAACTGGGGAGATATATATGGATGATGATAATATAAGGATAAAAGTATGGCCTACCTTAACGCGAATATACCACCTATTTACTGCAAAATTCGTACCGAATATTTGTAT